AGCCGTCCGCCCGGATCGCTCCTAGCTATACAGACACGGACGGCCCGGATGCCGCGAAAATCTTAAAGGTTGGCGGGCTTGTCCTGGACCCGTGGCAAATGTATGTCCTTGCCGATTGGATGGCCATCCGTGGCGGCTTGTGGTTAAGCCGGACCTGCGGCGGATCGGTGCCCAGGCAGAACGGCAAGACCGGACTTGTCCAGGGAAGAGCCGCGGCTGGGATGATCCTGTACAACGAGCAAGTGATTTATACGTCCCACCTGCAGAAAACGTCTACAGAAACATTCGAGGAGCTGGCGACGCTGTTCGACAGTCCGAAGCTAAAGAAGTACGTGAAGGACGTCAAAACGGCGCTAGGACGTGAGCAGATCATTCTCCGGAATGGTGCAAGGGTGAAATTCCTGGCGCGTACAAGAAACGGCGGACGAGGTCAACATGGCGACCTGTTGATCTTCGACGAGGCCCAGGAACTTGAGATCAACTCGCAGGCGTCGTTCATTCCGGCGATATCCGCAAGCCTGAACCCACAAACGATTTACATCGGAACGCCGCCAGATGGCGAAAGTGCCGGCGAGGTCTTCAGGGGAATCAGAGACAAAGCGCTTGCCGGAGAGACCACCACAACGGCATGGTTTGAGTTTAGTGTGCCGGAGATCGGAGACGTCACAGATCGGAGCAGGTGGGCTGCAACGAATCCGGCACTAGGCCGGCGAATATTGGAAACGACAATCGAGGGCGAATGTGAACAAATGCCGCCGGATACCTTCGCAAGAGAGCGTTTGGGCTGGTGGACGCCGGTTGTTGAACACAAATTGAATTATGCTATTGATTCTGCAGTGTGGACTTCCTGCGCATCCATGGCACTGAAGCCAAACGGCAAAACGGCATATGGCGTGAAGTTCTCAGCGGATGGCTCCGAGGTGTGCCTGTGCGGCGCTGTGGTGCCAGAGGACGGCCCGGCGCGTATCGAGCTGATAGACAGACGGCCTACTGGTCTGGGCGTTCAATGGCTCGCAGAATGGCTCTGTGCGAGGGTGAAAAACGCCGCCTGCGTCGTGATCGATGGTCGGAACGGCGTTGATGTGTTGATCGAGAAGATCGCGCCTGTTTGGAAATTCAAGGACAGTGTGATCAGGCCGTCGGCGAAATCCATGATAGCCGCGGTTAGTATGCTGACGGATGCACTGAACGAGCATTCGGTAACTTGGTTTCAGCCACAGGAGATGCTCGACGAATCCGCCAGGACATCTGTCAAGCGTCCGATCTCCGGCGGATGGGGGTTCGGCGGTGAGAATGCCGGACCAATCGAAGCTTGTGCCCTGGCATTCTGGGGGGCGAAGACATCAAAAAGGAACCCGCACAAGGTGATGCGGATCGGATAGGGGAGAAAACATGATAAGCATTATTCCTGCGAACGTGGGCGGCCTTGATGATGTGGCGCGTTACCAGTTCAACCGGCTTGTGAACGTATACAATTTGCATTCCGGGAAAAATATTGAAAAGAACAAGTATTACGAAGGCAAGGTCAGTCTGTCCGAGGTCAACCTCGGGATTGCATTGCCTAAGTCCTTCCGGGGGCTTGAGATCGGGTGCGCCTGGGGCGGAAAGTGCGTTGATGTTCTGGCGGCGCGGTCCATGTTCGACGGGTTTGTCGGCGAGAATGGGGCGGATGTACCGGAGCTGACGAAGCTGATCGCGGATAACCGGCTGATTGCGGAATACAACAAGGCTTGCAGGGATGAGCTCATGTTGGGGTGCACGTTTGCCACTCTCTCCGCGGACCGGGGGATCGGGTGCCGGATTCGTTTTCACTCTCCGCAGACGGCGGCGGCTGTTTGGGACGGGGAGCTCGGGCGGATCGCGTACGGTATGGCAGTTATCGGCGCGTCTCCGGATTCCGTAAATGCCGATTTGTGGGTGCCATCGCTGATTAACCTGTACAACGATACATCCGTATGGGTGATCCGGAGAGACGGCGACACATGGACGGCGGAAGAGTACCGGCACAAGATGGGCCGCCCGCTTATGGAGGCGCTGATCTGGAATCCCACCAGTGAAAAGCCGTTCGGACGATCCAGAATCAAAGAGCCCGTGCGGCGGCTGATTCAAGGCTATGTGCGGACTATCGCAAATGCCACGATCGGGCTTGAGTTCTCGACAGCCCCGCAGAAATATCTTATGGGAGTGACTGACGATCAGTATGACATCCTGATTAACCAGAAATTTAAACAGTATATCGGGAACATCATTGCATCGACAACGAATCCGGAAACCGGCGAGAAGCCAACATTCGGACAGCTGCAGCAGGGAACCATCTCGCCGCATGTCGAGATGATGCGCGTGCTTGCAACGCAGTTTTCTGCCGCAACGGGATTGTCTGTTACTGACACGGGCGTTGTCAATGATGCGAACCCGACAAGCTCCGACGCGATCCTTGCACAGACTCAAACGCTGGTAGCGCTGGCGGAGCAGTTGAACACATCAAACGGTGATGCATTGCGGACAATCGCACAGATGGCGCTTGCTGTGGCACAGAATACTACAGTGGATGCGCTGCCGGATGAGCAGAAAAACATCATGGCACATTTCAAAAACCCGGCCATGCCATCCGTGAGTGTAACGGCAGACGCGGCGATCAAGATCGCATCCGCCCGCCAGGGATTCGCCGATACAGATACGTTCTTGGAGATGATCGGTTTCGATCAGGCCGACATCCGGCGGATCAGGGCGCAGGAAGCAAGGGCGCGCGGGCTGTCCGTCCTGGATGAAATCGAGGCGGGTGGTACTGAGTGACAATCAGTGAAAAGGCGTGGGGCAATTATATAGCCCGTCTGCGGAAGATTAACGACACCGCCGTGAAGGCAATGGTCAAGCGCCTGGAATATGTCGACCTGGCCGCCATTCCGGATCATGAGCGCACGGAAATTATCAAATACGCTTATGCCCTAACTCAAAAATACGGCGAAGCATCGGCGGCGCTATCCTGCGAGATGTACGACGCACTGGCGGAGTTGACCGGCGGCACGATCCTCCCGGCAGAACCGGCAGAACTGGCAACATACCAGGAAGTCGCGAAAGCCGTAAACGGAACCATCAAGACCGGCAACAAGGACATTGTAAGCCAGGCAATCGGGCGGATTGTTAAGATGACCGGCGTCGACACGACCATGTATAACGCGATCAGAGACGGCGCCGAGTGGGCGTGGATTCCACGCGGGGAAACATGCGCCTTCTGTATTACGCTTGCTTCTAGAGGCTGGCAGAGGGCTACGCGGCAGGCTTTGAAAAACGGACATGCCGAGCACATCCACGCAAACTGTGATTGCACTTATGCGATTCGATTCGATGATTCGGAAGTTTCCGGATATAACCCGGATGCGTATGCCCGGATGTATTACGGAGCAGAAGGATCCACGCCAAAGCAGAAAATAAATGCAATGCGGCGGATGTTTTACGCTGAGACAAAGAGCGAAGAAACGGACATCACTTGATTTCCGTATCTCATAAAAATCACATTAGAGTGGCGACTCGTAAGAAACGCAAAGTCACGAGATGCGACCTCGTATAAAAGCGTAGACCCGAAAGGAAACAACATGAAACGAACTGACATCACGGATATCTTTCCGGAAGCCACCGCGGAGCAGGTCGACAAGCTCATGGGGCTGAACGGTGCGGATATCAACAAAGCAAAAGAAGGACTTGCGGAACTCCAAAAACAACTTGATGACCACAAGACCAGCGGCATCTCTGCCGACGATCTAAAGGCGGCAAAAGCAAAAGCCGCCGACCTGCAGAAAGAACTTGATGGCATGAAAGCGGCGGAAGCTCTGCGGATCATGCGCGAGAAGGTAGCAAAAGAGAAGGGCATCCCGGCCACACTGCTGACAGGTGGCACGGAAGAAGAATGCAGCACTCAGGCGGACGCAATTCTGGAGTTTAAGAAGAGCGATCCGGGTTATCCGAATGTACGTGATGCGGGGGAAGTTCATGTAGACGCACAAAAAACCACCCGTGACAGTTTCGCGGACTGGTTTAACAAAATTCAGTAAAGGAGAAAAATACAATGGCTATTACTGGCACTGGTGTACCAACCAATAGAACGAATATTGACTTACCGAACGACGTCTCCCAGGAGATCATTCAGAAGACGCAGGAAGGCTCTGCTGTGATGCAGCTCGCCCGCCAGATCGCACTGCCCGGACGTGGCGCACAGATTCCGATCATCGCATCTGATCCTGAAGCAGCATGGGTGTCCGAGACCGGCGTGAAGCCCGTCAGCAATCCGACCCTGGACAAAAAGATCATGCAGGCGCACAAGCTGGCTGTAATCGTGCCCTTCTCCGATGAGTTCAGACGTGATGCGGCGGCCCTGTATGATGCGCTGATTGCCCGCCTGCCAGGAGTGCTGGCGAAGAAGTTCGACGAGACCGTGTTCTTCGGACCGGCTTCCGGAACCCTGGCAAACTTCGACAACTTCTCTGCTGTGACCGGCTATGCTCTGGACACTGCAAACGCTACCGCTTATGACGGTCTGGTTGCGATTGATACCGCAATCTCCACGCAGGGCGGCACCATCAACGGCTACGTGTTCAGCCCGCAGGGCCGTGGCGTACTGCTCGGCGCGCAGGATACGACCAAACGTCCTCTGTTCGTGAATACTGCCGCAGAAGGCGCAGTAAATCGCCTGCTTGGCTCTCCGGTTTACTTCAGCTCTGCAGCTTATAAGGCGGGGACTTCCGGTTCTGGCGCCACTCCGGATGTCGTCGGTATCGCCGGCGATTGGACTCATGCCATGTACGGCGTAGTAGAAGGCGTCAAGATCGACTACTCCGCTGATGCTACACTGACCAGCGGCAACACCACCATCAACCTGTTCCAGCAGAACATGTTCGCGGTTCGTGCTGAGATCGAGATCGGGTTCGTGGCTGAGACCGGATACTTCGGCAAGCTGACCAAAGCGCACGCATGATTAAGATGATCGACCGCTTTACCGGCGTTGAAATGTGGGTAGCGGACGAGAGGGTTGAAGAGTACAAAGCGGCGGGTCACAAGCTCGCCGCAGACCCTGAGAAGCCCGCAGAGAAGCCGAAGCGGACACGGAAAAAGACCACGAAAGAATGAGGTGATAGCGATGGCATACGCGACAGTCGATGACGTACAAGCACGGCTGACGTACACGATGACAGCGGATCAAAGAACCGTCTGCGCGGCGTTATTAGATGATGCGGCGGTACTGATTGATGCATATACGGACGATGTGCCAGTCGATACCGCAAAGGTCGTGTCGTGCCGCATGGTGGCGCGTGCCATCGGTGACGGCTCGACATCCGGCATCCCGACAGGCGCCAGCCAGGGAAGCATGTCGGCGTTGGGATATTCTCAGTCCTGGACCATGACCGGCGGTGCGACCGGCGAGGTCTACCTGACAAAGACGGAGCGCAAGATGCTCGGCGTCGGGGACCACGTCGGGAGTTGGTCGCCGGTTCAGGAGTTCGCTTCCGAGTATGACAAGAAGCCGATTGTCGGGCGTAAGGTGAACGTGATCGGCTATGTGGTCGACTCCGAGGATACAAACGTCGTCGGAAAGGTTGACGGGTGATCATATGCGCGGCATCACGATTACACTCTATAACCGGACCCATACCGGCACTGATGCGTTCAACCGTCCAATCTACACGGAGATCGCCGAACAGATCGGCAATGTGCTGATTGGCGAACCGTCCACGGACGACATCACCACGGAGCTCAACCTCTCCGGAAAGCGGATCGCGTATACGCTCGGCATTCCGAAGGGTGACACGCACACATGGACGAATCGGACGGTTGAGTTCTGGGGCGAACGCTTTGAGACGGTCGGAGAACCTACGCAGGGAATCGACGCACTTGTGCCGACGCCCTGGAACAAGAAAGTCAAGGTGGCGCGGTATGAGTAAAGCGGATTTTGAATTGAATCTTCCCGGTCTGAATGAGCTCATGAAGTCTGCCGAGATGCAGGCCGTCACAGAAGCGGCAGGCCAGGCGATGGCAAGGGCCGCGGGACCGGGATACGCTACGAAAACGCACGTTGCATCCTTCGTAGCTGTGACAAGCGTTTATCCCGAGACGGACGAAGCCAACCGCGACAACCTTAATAACAATACACTACTGAAGGCCGCCCAGGGCTCCGGGCTGAGAATGGGGTGATGAGATGATCGAAGCAAGAATAATCGAATATCTGGCGGAGACGCTCGACATCCCGGTATATGCGGAAGTTCCAGAGGACGCCGCCGGCGAATTCCTGGTGGTCGAGAAGACCGGATCGGCCAGATTGAACTATCTCGACGAGGCGACAATCGCGGTACAATCATACGCTGACAGCCTGGCGGATGCAGCATTTCTTAACCAGCGCGTCAAGGCCGCAATGCTAAACCTGTGGACACTCGACGACATTTCAGCTGTACGGCTGAATTCTGACTATAACTTTACAGATACCACAACACGCAGATACAGATACCAGGGTGTGTATGTGGTCACCTATTACGAATAAGAGGTGAGATAAATGGCTAATACGGTTACTAATGTAACAGCGGGGAAACCGAATCCTGCAGGCGCTCTGTACTGGGCTCCGCTTGGCTCCACGCTGCCGACGGACGCGACAACGGCTCTTGATGCCGCTTTCCTTCCGCTCGGTTACGTGTCCGAGGACGGCCTGACAAATTCCAATTCCCGCGACAATGACGAGATTCACGCCTGGGGCGGCGACGCAGTGCTGAATCTGGAAAGTAACTATTCCGATACCTTCCAGTTCACTCTGCTGGAAATCCTGAACGTGAACGTGCTGAAGATGGTCTATGGTGAAGCCAACGTGACCGGAACGCTTGCAACCGGGATCACTGTTAAGGCCAACAGCACGGAGCGTACCGCGGGCGTGTTCGTGGCTGAGATGGCTCTGCGGGATGGCGCAAAGCAGCGTATTGTCTGCCCGAACGCGAAGTTGACCGAACTTGGCGACATCACCTATGTCGATAACGACGCGGCGGGTTATGAGTGCACGCTGTCCGCTATGCCTGGCGGATTCGATGGCGACAACGACACCCACAAGACATATATCAAGCGGGCGGCATAAGAGGAGGCGCGGACATGATCAAAGGCAAAACGGCGAGCGGGTTCAAGTTCGAGATTGAGCCGGCAGATATCAATGACATGGAGTTCTTGGAGCGTCTCGGCATTGCGTTCGAGTCCGATCTAACAAAAGTCCCCGGCATCATGACGGAGATTCTCGGAGCGGATCAGAGGGCGCGGCTGTATGACCATCTGCGGGATGAACGAGGCAAGGTGCCGATCGAGAAAGCCATGGAGGCATTTCAGGAAATCCTCACCATCGCGAATGAATCCACTGAAGGAAAAAACTGATAACCCTCGCCGGGATGCTTGCGACCGACCGCGACGCTCTTTTATGTGACCTCGCCGAGGTGTATCACATATTCGATTTTAACGCGCTGCCGGTGCTCACGCTGGCGGCGCTTTCTGTTGGTCTGAGGGATGACTCACGGATCAAGATGAAGATGGCCGGTATCAACTACATCCCGCCGGTCGTGATCCTGGCATCCATCTCCGATAATCTGGCGGCATTACGGTACAGCCTGACCGCGAAGAAGGGCGCAGAAAAGCCGAAGATGTTCACTCAGATCATGACGCAGAAAACCGAGCGGAAACCGGCGAGGAAGACAGCAGCATATCAACGGACGTTAGACGGAATTCTTGCGGACGTCCAGAAAAGACTAGAAACGAAAGGTGGTGAGTGCGATGGCTGATATCGGTAAAGCGTATGTTGAGATTATCCCGAAAGCGCCGGGAATATCCGGTAAAGTTGCTGGCCTGATCACACCAGGAGCGAAAGGCGCGGGCCAGAAGGCCGGCAAGGACGCAGGCGAGGGCTTCGGCGCTTCCATCAAAAAGACGCTTGCCGGGCTTGCGATCGGGGCGACCGTTACCGCAGGTTTCAAGGCGGCACTCGATGAGGGCGGAAAGCTGCAGCAGAGTTACGGCGGCCTTGAGACTATCTACGGCGATGCGGCGGATGCGGCGAAGAAATATGCCGTACAGGCGGCGCAGGCCGGCATATCGGCGAACGACTACGCCGAAAACGCGGTTAGCTTTGGCGCCAGTCTAAAGCAGGCATTCGAGGGCGACACGGCGAAAGCTGTCGAGGCGGCAAACACCGCAATCCTCGACATGACGGATAATGCCGCGAAGATGGGCACGCCGATCGAGAATATACAAAACGCATATCAGGGATTCGCAAAAGGGAACTATACGATAAACTATCTAATGTCCGCCGCATAAGTGATTGTGCGGTGTGCGCGGGTGAACCTACCAAGGGTGTGAGACTTCGGTCTTGCTAACGGGGAAACTCTAAACGGCAAAAGCCGCATGACAATCCCGTGCCAAGCCCCTACGGGGGAAGGTGTAACGACTATCGGTTCGTCACCGAGTACAACGTCTATTGGTACGGCGTTGGAAGTGCCCGCCAACTAATCAAACGTCAAGTAAATCGAGTTGCGTTTGCATCCGAAACATGATATACTAGACATATCAAAAGCAGGGGGTGCAAACATGATTCAATGGAAAAAAATTGACGGAAAACCCAATTATTCTGTGAGCACGGATGGACAAATTCGGAACGATAAGACCGGAAGAATCTTGAAACCGCACAAAGGGACTGCGGGATATTATCAGATTATGATGGGTAGAAAAACCGTTCCGTTATATGTCCACAGAGTTGTGGCAATCGCTTTTATTGATAATCCGGACAATTTACCGCAAGTAGATCATATCAATGGCGACAAACTAGACAACAGAGTCGAAAATCTTCGATGGGTGTCAGTGTCTGAGAATTGTTGGTCGTTTGGATACCACGAGCGGAAAGAACACCGGAAGAAAAAAGTTAGAGCCACAAACGGAAGCGAAACAATTATTTTTTCGTCAAGAACAGAAGCCGCGGCTTATTTCAATAGTGATAAATCTCGTATCAGATACGGGAAAGAGTTTGCAAAGGGTCGCATGAAAGGTTGGACGTTTGAATTAGTTGAAGATATAGTCTAATCCCTACGAAATACCGCGAAAGCGGGGGTGCAAAATGGTTAGATAACCTCAAGCTAGGTTACGGCGGCACGAAGACCGAAATGGAGCGCCTGCTTGCTGACGCCACAAAGCTGACCGGCGTCGAGTATAACATTGACAATTTGGGCGACGTTTATGCCGCTATCCATGCGATACAGGGCGACCTAGGTTTGACCGGCGTCGCGGCGGCGGAGGCATCCGAGACACTCAGCGGTTCTTTTGAGGCAATGAAGGCATCAGCGGCGAATCTGGCCGGTGCGCTTGCACTTGGTCAGGACGTCGGGCCAGCAATGAAGACCTTGGTCACGTCGGTTGGGACGTTTGTTTTCGGGAACCTGCTTCCCATGGTTGGAACGATTGCAAAATCATTGCCCGAGGCGCTCTCTGGGGCGATTTCAGCGGCGGTTCCTGTGATCATGGAGAAGGGTCCGGAGATGATATCAAATCTCGTTACAGGAATTCAAACGGCGCTCCCGACGCTTATCAGCAAGGGGCAGGGAATCATCACGGCAGTTATTCAAGGCGTGACGGCATACGGACCGACGCTGTACGCGAAAGCGGTCGAGATTGTCGCCGGGCTGGCCAATGGATTCATGGCGGCGTTCCCCGGGATCATGGACAAGGGGCGTGAGCTCCTCGTGAATCTCATCAACGGCATCGGGGCGGCATATCCGGAGCTGATGGGCAAAGTGGCCGAAATCGTTTCAAAAGTGGCCGAATGGCTTGCGGCGAATCTCCCGACCATAGCGGCGAAGGGCGCCGAGATGGTGCAGGCGCTGATTACGGCGATTATCTCGCAGATTCCGAACCTGATCGCAGGCGTGGCAAAGCTGATCCCGGCGGTCGCAAAGGCGCTTGTACGGCTTGCCCCCGTGGCAATATCGGCAGTCCGCACGATGATATCCGGAATGCTTGGCGGCATCCGTGCCGGCGGGGCGAATGTGATGGCGGCGGCTCGGGCGCTGGTTGACTCGAAGATCGTTACCCCGCTTCGGGGAGTAGTGGCGAAAGCCAGAACTGTTATGCAGAATATGATGTCGGCCATGGTTGGCGTCTGGAACAGCATCAAGTCCAAAGCAGGAACGGCATTTGAGTCCATCAAAAAGAAGATCACGAAGCCGATCGAGGACGCAAAGAGCACCGTAAAAAGTACCATTGATAAAATTGCGGGATTCTTCCCGGTCAGCATCGGCAATATCTTCTCAAATCTGAAGCTGCCGCATTTTTCCGTTTCTGGCGGATCGGCGCCGTGGGGCATCGGCGGCATGGGTACGAAGCCGAGCTTCTCGGTCAGCTGGTACAAGAAAGCAAAGGCACAGCCGTACGTTTTTGACTCCCCGACATTCTTCGGAGCGGGCGACACAAACGATGAAATGCTTTATGGTCGGGCGAACCTGATGAATGATATCCGGGAGGCTGTCGGCGGTCAGGGAACGAATAACACCTATAATATCACAATCAATGTTGACGGTGCCGAGGAGCCCGAGGATTATGCCCGGAGGCTTGCCCGTCAGCTGCAAATGGAATTAAGGATGGCGTGATATGGCAGCGAAAAAAGTTAAGACAAAGAAGCCGAACGGCGGCAGCATATCGCGTTCTGGGTACGGGTTCACGTTCTCTTGGAAGATAACAGACAAGGATTACGGAGACGGGCAGTCTTGCCAGTATCGCGTAAAAGTAAACAGCACATGGGGCAAGTGGGTCAATATAAATCTGTCAAGGCCAAAGACGGACACCAAGGCATCAATCACGCTGACGGCGGCAAGCTACTATC